ATTAAGCTTTCGCCTAACACTTCCTTCATCCTCTCTACTAGGTCTCGTCAAATGCCTCGTTCTCGCAAGAAAGATTTTACAGATTGTGTTCTAACCATTGGCTCTTCGCCTCCGGTTATTGCATGGACCGCCGCTAATGAACATTTTAATGAGTCATCAGCAAAGGGTCCTTGCGCTTGCTTTCACAGAAAAGGTACGCCATCTGACGTATTTTTTACTATGAGTGGCAATAAGCACACTTACGCCGGCCACCATGCTGTCCCGTTGAACGATTATGTCCTACAGAAGTGTTCGGATTCCATTTACTCCCTTAATTGGGGTAAACTTCCTACCTCTACTTCAACTGGTCTAATCCAGCTTATTGCTGAGTTTGACGACACATTGGCCACTTTCACGCGTAAATTCTGGCAGTCGCTCTCTTATGGATCGTTTACTTGGGGCGTTATGCCTTTAGTTTCTGATCTTATGGGAATTGCTTCTGCGCTCCGCAATATTAATGCGAAGCTAGATTCGTTTGATTATGCTGATTCTATCAAGGTGGACCTTTCCCAACCCAAGCCCACAAGTGGGAGTGGATGGTATGTGTCCAGCGGTACCGCAAATGTCTCTAAACGAGGCAAGGGCGATATCTCTTTCCAGCACCCAGGTGCTCAGATCCTTGATCGCCTTGGATTTCATCCTCGGCTTTCAACCGCTTGGGACCTAGTTCCCCTGTCATTCTTGGTCGATTATATTATCCCCATCGGGGACTTTTTATCTTCCTATGAACAAGCCGGTTGGATTGGTGCTGTCTACATGCGTGGTTGGCTTACTATTAAAAGTGAGTATACAACCTCGTACTACAACTACACCCATGCTCCATCAGGTGGAGACACCAGCATATCTTCTTTTCAACGATGGTCGTTTAGCGACATCTTGATCGACACACCTCCGCGCGATAGCATTAAGACTTTACGTCCCACCAGCGTGCCCACTTTGAGCCAGCTGTTTTCGCTATTTTACGTCCTTGTGTCACCTAAGTTATCTAAGCGTGTACAGAAAGCTATTGCACTTCCTGCACTAGGTACCGCTTTCACTGAGGCCTTATAAGTTTTTTACACTTTAAGCCTCGACCAATCGATTTTTTATATTATGCGAGGAACACCCTATGCCTTTCGGAACTTTAACTAATGGCACCATTTCATTCGCCCCACTAACTGCCGGTCTTTACCGCGCAAATACAGTGACTTTTGGCGATCCTGTTAACGACTTTCGGATTTCTCCAGCTGGTCGACCTAACAAGGACGGTGCCGTTCGTTCTGCCTACCAACGCGTCATCGAAAAAGATGTTACTGTTGGTGACACCACTACACGTGAAGTTCTAACTGTAACGACTTCTGTGAATACTAAGCCTGGGGTCTTCACCACTGCCGAAATTGACGCAGCGATCTCAGATCATAACACTATAATCACAGCCGACCTTTTGAGTCGATCGTTACAAGGCGAAAGCTAAAGATCAGCTCTTTCTAGCCTCAGCTCCTTTTATTTAAGGATACCTCCGGCGATGAAAATTGATTTCACTCTAGCTTTTTTAAGGTTAGCATCTGATGTTGACCTAGATCCTTTTACGGTTAGTTACTGTTGCCGACGAATAAAATCCGAAGGCTTTCAGTTCCTATCTGTAACGCTCCCAAAACTCTCAAAGGCGGTCCTTTCTGGACTTGAAACCGGTTTTTTAGATCGGTCGTCTTTGACATGTTTTGCTTGGAAGCGCCAGTCCCTCCGAGTTTTCTCGAAGTTTCTTGATCAGATTTTTGATCCGTCCACGGGGCTTTTATACCCTAATCCGGACGTCTTCAGTATTTATTGTTTGCGCCAAATTTGTGAATATAATTACAAATTGGCTACAGCATACTCGGAAAAGGAAGTCAGAACTGCAACCGAGGCATTCGTAGCACTCGATAGTACAGTCCCGACTGCTGGTGAGTATGATGATGATTTTGTAGATAAGCTTCGTGCTGACTTCGAAACTCATTATCGTACCTTGTCCAAAAGTACCGTGGGTGAGATTTTAGAATATTCTAACCCACGTCCTGGCCCGGGCACATTTTCTCGTAAGGGTGCTTATACGAAAACTACGGGTAATCCGTGGTATGTTCGTAAGCACTTGGACTACAGCGTTCCTAGCTACTTTAAAAAGTACGCTTACGCTAGCCGTCCCCTTAAGAAGGTCTACTCCTATAATCCTATTAGCGAAAGCTTTGATGGACCTGGGAAACCTTTGAGGAATGCACCTATGCCAACAATTGCGAATGACCGCCTAGTATCCGAAGTACTTTTCGTACCCAAAGATTCTCGCGGTCCACGCACAATTGTAAGGGAACCTTTCCCTACTTTACGTTATCATATGGCCTATAATAAATTTTTGGCCGACAACCTAGAGGAAAAATCTTTTGGACGAATCAACTTCCAAGACCAGTCCATCAATCGATCGATGGCACAATCAGCAAGTCTCGACAAGAAGTGGGCTACTATCGATCTCTCTAACGCTAGTGATAGCGTTTCAGCAGATATTATGGCCCATGTTTTCCGACACTCTCCTGGACTTCGTACGTTCTGTCAAAGTCGAACTACATCTTGTAGTCTACCCGACGGACGCGAAATAAAGCTTAAAAAGCTCTCTGGGATGGGTTCCGGCTTAACATTCCCTTCTATGGGTCTTTTGATCCATCTTGCCTGTACTCGTGCTATTGTTGACTATTACCATATCCCGTACAAACGGGCACGATTACTCGTGTATGTTTATGGAGACGATATAATTGTCCCAACACATATGGTTTCTATAGTTTACAAAGCACTTGAAAGAGTTAGTTTACGCGTTAATAAAGATAAATCTTTTTGGCGCGGCCATTTCAGGGAATCCTGTGGTGGTGACTTTTTCAAAGGGCAAGACGTCGCACCAGTGCGCCTTCGTATGGCGAATGCTTATCCAGATGTTCATAATTCTAAATGCACCATAACCATTTCTGGTTCCCTTGCAATCGTAGGGCTCGAGCGGCATTGCCGCGAACTCTATCATGCGGGCTTGCATTCCCTTATGAACTATTATTACTCTATTCTGGAGCGTGCAGTGGGTAAACTTCCTACTGTCTCTGGTGATTCTCCTGTTATCGGACGTTATTCTTTGACGCCGATGAACTACGAACAGGACGGATGCGGTAATTACTGCACAATACGTGCACTGATGCCAAGTCCTCTGATTGAGGAGCACGAATCAGACCCTTATATGTACCTTCGAAGGAAGATAAACAGGAGCATTTCGACCTTTGAAGATCTACTATACCCTGACACGTCAGGATCGTCGTTAGGCGAGGTAGAGGTACCTCGTCGCATCAAGTTGGTACGGCGGAGAATATCTGCTTACCGCTTGATGGGCTAATCTAGCCAACCTATGTGGACCACTTTATAGTGGTGGAAAGAGACCTTATCCACAGTCTCATCCGAGCGTTGAACATTGCATGTGAATGTTATTCAAATTGTCATCTTTTTTTAATTAATTTTTAATTTTTATTAAAAACCAACAAAAAAACAAACAATTTTTCATTCCATTCATTTATGCAGGGGCC